AAAGTAGTGGAAAGTAGCAACTGTAATGTGATATTATGGTATTGGTGAAAACAGGCAAGCGGAAACCTACCTCCGTGAGCCTGTTTTTTTATGCGGGTTTTTATCGCTATCGCTCCAGCGAGTTTTTACCGCACACCTACCTCCTTTAAACGGTGGCGGTGGGAGTGAGAGCCTGCCGCCATTGTTTAAGGAATTGTATACAAATTAAATAAAATTTTAATTTGGAGTGAATTTTGGGCAAAACCAAATATAGCGTTATTTAAGCGTAAAATCGCTTATACGGCGTTTTAATGCTTTTATGATAAATTGTATTAGCGGTGTGATAAAACATTAATACAAGCATTTTTGCGCTGTTTAAAATTTGAGCCGCATGATTACTGGCTTTGCGATAGGTATTTTATGCTGTTTTTTCGTGACAGCGTATATGTCAAAACAAATGTGCATTGTGAGTGTACATGAATTGTCTGCAATTTGTAGTCAATTTAGCATTGACTTTTATATTAGCGTTGTGATAAAATATTTAACTTTTTTGAGGAGCGGTCAAAAATGGAGCAAAAGCTAAAGGTTGAGTATGTGCCTTTAAAATCTATAAAGCCATATAAAAATAATGCCAAAGAGCATCCGCAGGAACAGATTGAGCAGATAAAAGCAAGCATTAAGGAATTTGGAAATATCGACCCAATCGGTGTATGGCATGACGAGATTGTTGAGGGGCACGGAAGATATGAAGCGGCAAAACAGTTAAAATTAAAAACTGTGCCGATTATCAGACTTGATGACCTGACCGATGAACAGCGGAGAGCATATGCCCTTGTTCACAATCAGTTGACGATGAATACTGGTTGGGACGAGGCAATGTTTGATATGGAACTGTCCTCCATTTCTATTGATATGTCAAAATTCGGCATTGAAGCTGTCGCAGAGGAAATGCAGGAACAGGCTGAAAAGTACACAAAAAAAGTAGATGTACCGCAGTATGAACCTACTGGCGAAGATGTAGCCTTATGGGAGTGTTATGACAACAACAAGGCATTGCAACTGATAGATGAAATAAACGACATGGGGGGGGCTATCAGACCAACAGAAAGAGTTTTTGCGGTTGGCGGCATTCCGTCATGTTGTGTTCAACTATCGAAAGATTGCCGAGTATTATGCAAAAGCGGACAAAGAGATGCAGGAACTCATGGAAAAATCTGCGTTGGTTATTATTGACTATGAAAATGCTGTTGCGAATGGTTATGTCAAACTTTCTGAACGATTAAAGGAGTTGTGCCATGCTGTGTGATGAATTTGCTGTGTTTATCCTCACGCATGGAAGAGCCAAAAATGTAATAACCGCCAAAACACTGCATGAACTTGGTTATACCGGGAAATACTACATTGTCATTGATGATGAGGATGACCAAGAAGAGGAATACCGCAAGATTTATGGTGATAAAGTAGTACAGTTTTGCAAGAAAGACATTGCTGAAACATTTGATACAATGGATTTGTCAAATGACCGCAGAACGATTGTGTACGCAAGAAATGCGTGTTTTCAGATAGCAAAATCGTTGGGAATCAGATACTTCTTGGAATTGGATGATGATTACACGGATTTTCAGTACCGTTGGATAAGCGAGGGACGCCTGCTCAATGAGCAGGCAAAAGACCTTGATGGATTGTTTTCTGCTATGGTGGATTTTTTGAAAGATACAAAAGCAGATACAGTGGCACTTTCGCAAGGTGGAGATTTTATCGGTGGAGCAGGAAACAGTAGATTGCAACAAGAAGTTTTACGAAAAGCAATGAACAGTTTTTTCTGTGATGCTGAAAAGCCGTTCCAGTTTATCGGCAGGATAAACGAAGATGTAAACACATACACAAGACTTGGTTCGACAGGTTGGCTTGGGTTGACGATTACAAAATGTATGCTTACACAGAAGCAGACCCAAGCAAACAGAGGCGGGATGAGTGATGTGTACTTGGATAGCGGAACATACTTGAAATCGTTTTATACAGTAATGGTTATGCCGTCCGCAGTGAAAATCTGTGAAATGGGAGACACAAACAGGCGAATACATCATTCTGTATCTTGGGAGCATTGCGTTCCGAAAATATTAAATGAGAGATGGAAGAAGTAACACCGTAAAATCGGTTGTATGGAGTTTAAAATCAGTAACGCAAGGAAACTATCAAGCGGAAGATTAAAATGCAATACAGGGCGAAATAACGATAAATAACGGCAATTATAAGCGTGATACGAAAATGGAAAATAACAAAAATAAAGGATATGAAAATTTAATACCATTCACGGAGCGAAGTAAGGACGAAGTGAGAGAGATTAACCGCAAGGGTGGAATTAAAAGTGGTGAAGCAAGGCGGGCAAAGAAAACAGTAAAAGAGTGCTTGAAAATGTACTCTGAAATGAAAGTTACTTCGCCCGAGATGAAAGCGGCACTCAAAGCGAGTGGGATAGCAGATACCGAGGAAATGACATATGCTGTGGCTATGGCGCTCCAGTTTATAACAGCGGCAATGAGAGGAAACAGCCAAATGGCAAGGCTTGTTATGGAGATGATGGGCGAGATAGACCAAAACAACATAACAGTCAATGCAACGCCTATCATCATAGGTGGCGAAGATGAACTCCAATAATTGTGACGTATGGTTGCCGGATATTGTAGGGAAATACTATGCTGATTTTTGGCGGTTTACAGGGAGATACCGGGTTGTAAAGGGCAGCCGCTCCAGTAAAAAGTCAGTAACGATGGCATTGTGGACGATATACAATATTATGAAGCATAGCCAAGCCAATATGCTTGTGATACGCAAAACGTACCGAACGATAAAGGATTCCTGCTATGCACAGTTGAAATGGGCGATACATCGGTTAGGGGTTGACGGCTGTTTTCAGTGCAAAGAATCTCCGCTTGAGATAACGTACATTCCAACTGGGCAGAAGATATTCTTTCGTGGATTAGACGACCCTTTAAAGGTAACATCTATCACGGTGGAGACTGGTGTATTATGTTGGCTATGGATAGAAGAAGCCTACGAAATCACGAAGGAAACAGACTTCGACACGCTTGATGAATCTATCCGTGGGCAGTTGCCACAAGGTCTGTTTAAAAGTGTTACGCTTACATTCAATCCGTGGAATGATAGGCACTGGATAAAAGCGAGGTTTTTTGACAAGGAAGACCCCGAAGTATTATCCATGACAACGAACTACCTTATGAATGAGTTTTTGGACGAATCAGACCGCAAGATTTTTGAGCGAATGAAAGTCGAGAACCCACGAAGGTACAATGTAGCAGGACTTGGCGAGTGGGGCGTTGTAGAGGGCGTTGTATATGAGAACTGGGAAGAAAAGGTGTTCGACTGGCAGGAAGTATCAGCCATGCCGGACGTTGAATCTGCTTTCGGTTTGGACTTCGGCTATACCAATGACCCTACTGCGCTATTCTGTGGTTTAATCAGCAACAACCAAAAAACGCTGTGGGTGTTTGATGAACTCTATCAAAAGGCGCTCACGAATGAAATGATAGCTAACAGGCTGAAAGAAATGGGATATTCCAAAGAGCAGATAACCGCTGACAGTGCAGAGCCAAAGAGCATTGAGGAGTTAAGGCGGCTCGGAATACGCAGAATAAAGCCTGCCGAAAAAGGAAAAGACAGCATTGTGAACGGAATCCAAAAAATACAGGATTTCCATATCATCGTACACCCTCGTTGCGTGAACTTCATAACGGAAATATCCTGCTACTCATGGGCGAAAGATAAGTTTGACAATGCAGTAAACAAGCCTGTTGATGATTACAATCACTTGATGGACGCTATGCGGTATGCACTGGAAAACAAGATTCACAAACAAGGGAAAATGAAATTCAACAGTGCGAATCTTCGGCAGAGTTTTATGTGAGTAAAAGTATATCAGCAATTATCAAGTTTTAAATCTGAAAAGTTAAAAATAATAGTGTTCTATGGCGATGGCATTTTGCATTTTCTGCAAAGTGCTTTTATTTTTCGTAAAAAGTATATTGGTGGATTATGAGCAAGAAGAAAAAATCATTAAAAATGAATATCGCAACGGATTCTGCAAGTTTCGTTGACGTTGAAAAGTACAATCTGCCGCAGACTTTAGGGAACGCACCAAAGTCTGTACAGGCTGTGAATGATTCCGCTTTCAATGCTATCAAACCGCAGTTAGAGACATTCGTTGCTGATGGTTGGAAACATACCATGAAAGCTATGGGCATCCTGCATTGTGCAGATGCCTCTTTTATGGGTTATGGTGCGTTGGCGAACCTGTCGCAGAATGGCTTAATTCGTGCAGGCGTTGAGATGCGTGGGGATGAGATGACCCGTAAATGGGGCGAGTTGTCACGCAAGGGAAACGATGATACCGATGAAGAACAGCAAGAAAAACTGGACAAGCTGACGCAGGAAATGGAGAAATGGAAAGTCCGTGAACTGTTCCGCTCCGCTTCGTGCTTATGTGGGTACATGGGCGGTTGTCTGTTATTCATTGATACTGGCGAAGATAACCTTGCCAATCCGCTGATACTGGACAGCATGACGTTTACTCCCGATACGTTCAAAGGGTTCAGATTGATTGAGCCGTATTTGGTAACACCGGGCGGATATAATTCAACAAATCCAATGCGAGAAGATTATTTCAAGCCGTCTTTATGGTATGTGCAGGGGATTCCAGTACATTCAAGTCGGCTGATTTACTTTGCGGAAAACAAGCTGACGAGTTTGCTCAAGCCTGCATATAACTTTTTCGGTCTGCCGTTGGCACAGAAGGTCATTGATGCTGTGGCGCATTATACGGAGAACAGAGAAGCCGCAGGACGATTACTGCAAAAGTACGCTGTTACGATTCTGAAAACAAACATGGAAGAAGTATTGAGCGGTGGATTCGACCAAGCGTTAAAGAACCGCATTCAGTATTTTGTACAGAATCGTTCCAATGATGGTTGTGCCGCAATTGACAAAGATATGGAGGATTTGGTGATTCAGACTACTTCTCTTGCAGGAGTGACAGATATTGTACGGCAGAGCATGGAATATGTGGCGGCAATGTTCTGTGAGCCTGTCACAAAAATGTGGGGTCTGTCACCGAATGGATTCTCCAGTGGTGATGTTGAGTTACAGAATCATTATGACAACATCAAGGCACAGCAGGAAAAGATGTTTGGCGAACCTATCCGTAGGGTATTGAGAGTTCTTCAGCAAAACCTATATGGCGAGATAGATGATTCTATCATTTTCAATTTCCTGCCGTTGAGCGAAGATGACGAACGCAAGATAGCGGAAACCAACAAGATTCAAGCTGATACAGATGCGGTATTGATTACCGCAGGAGTTATCAGCGAGGACGAGGCAAGGGAACGCCTTATTGCTGATGCAAACAGCGGTTACAATACGTTAACAGAACGTGAGGATGATTTTCCGTCTTTGGATATTCCCGAAGAAAAAGAAGTGGTGATTGAATGAAACCGCAGAGAATCACATTCGGCAGGATGTTCCCGAATGCAGGATATGCCGCTAAATACAGGCGAGAACTCCGCAAGCTGATAAAAGCTATGCATGAGGATACAAGGCGAGAAATAGCGGTATTATACGGGGAAAAAACGACCGATGCACCAATTACGCTAACACAGATAATGGCAATGCTCCGTGAGAAATGGTACAAGATATTCACGAAGCGGGCAAGGCAGATGAACCGCTGGTTAGTAGATACTGTCAAGAAACGCACACGCAAAGATATTATGAAGCAGTTAAAGGATATCGGGATGGTACTCACGCCAAATTATACCGATTCCGAAAAAACGCTGATTGATAGTATTGTAACCGAGGGCGTGGATTTGATAGTCACGATACCGAAGCATTATTTCCATGAAGTACAGGAAACTGTGCGAGATGCCGTAGAGCGTGGCGGTGACAGGGCGGCTATAAAAGAAGCTATTGAAGATAAATTCGACCATCCGCTTGTTAAGACAGAAAAGCAGGCAGAACGCAGGGCAGAATTGATAGCAAAAGACCAAGTGCAAAAAGCTACACAGGGATTTGCTATCGAGAATGCTAAAGCATACGGGGCAACTAAAGGGGAATGGATTCATATCCCCGGAGAAAAATCAAGCCGTATCACCCATATGGAAATGGACGGCCACACGTTTGATTTAGATAAAGGGTTATACGACCCCGATGTCGGTGAATTTGTATTGCCGGGGCAGCTTATATACTGCATGTGCACTGCAAGTTTTCTGTTCCCCGGCACAGAATAAAAGCAATTTAAACCACATAAGCGAAAATGCCTTTAAAACGCTGTAAAATTGTTTATAGCGCATTTTAACTGCTTACGTGATAATTTGTATTAACCAAGCATTAAAAACACAATGCAAGCGATTTTACGCTGTTGATTTTTATAATAACCGCTATCTCTTTTTGGGGTGGCGGTTTTTATATGGCAATCTCCATAGAAAGGAGGTAATCGAGCATGAATAAACACAATATCGTCCTTGATGCAAAGCCGAGCATGAGGACGAAAGATGATAATGGATTTTTACACGTTGCGTTAACTCCAATCAGTAAAGCAACTGTAAATCCGTATTTGGGGAAAGAGATTCCGTTCAGCGATGAGCACGGATTCGACCCCGAGAAAATTTATTACGCATTGCGTCCTGCCGATGAACTGGAAAAGGCGGCTAACACTTTCAATGGTTTACCGCTTTTGTTAGAACATCATGAAATCAATGCTGAAAAACCTGCTAAAGAATGGGTAGTTGGCAGTGTGGGAACAGATGCGGTATTTGAAGCACCATATCTAAAAAATAGCATGACAGTTACGGATGCACAGGCTATCGGGTATATCGAAGATGGGCAGGCGGCTGAAATAAGCTGTTGTTACTCTTATGACCCCGATTTTACTTCGGGGGAATTTACCGAGGTAGATGGTAGCAAAGTGCATTACGACTTGATTATGCGGAATATTAAAGGCAATCACGTTGCGCTTGTTCCCGAGGGACGGGCGGGACACGATGTAAAGGTTGCTGACAGCATGGATGCTGTTAAATATAGCAATGAAAACGAAAGGAGAAAGAATAGTATGATGAATGGAATTCCTATCGACGAATTTCTTGCGAAATTCATGCCGTTGGCATCTGATGAAGAAAAAGCGGCGGCAAAGGCAGAACTGGAAAAGATGGGCGAAGCCAAAGATGATGACCCCGCTTTTGCAGAAGGCGTGAAGTACGGCGAGGAACTGGAAAAGAAAGAGCCGAAAAAACTGGATTCCGAACACGAAGCCGAGGGCATGGAAAAACGCCTTGACGAAGCAAAGGAAGATACCGAGGACGCTTGCAAAGATGAGGAACTGCCTGTCGATGAAGACAATCTTGACGAGTTGATGAAAGACCCGAAGTTTAAAGCGGCTTTCGAGCTGGGCGTCAAGTATGGCGAGAAACGGGAAAAAGCTGACCCCGAAAAGATTGATGCCGACCATGAACGTGAGGGCATGGAAAAAGCACTGGGTGAAGATTCCATGAAAAAAATCCATGACAGCGTTATGGCTAAAATGCGTGGCATGAATGCGGCGGCTAAAAAGGTACGCCCGTTGGTTGGCGAAATTTCCGACCCGTTTGCGTTTGATTCTGCCGAAGCGATTTACAAATTCGCATTGGAAAAGAATGGCATTGCGGTAAAGAAATATCCTGCAAGTGCTTATGCAGGCATGGTTGACGTTATGTGTTCGAACCGTCCTGCGATGGCTTCTGATTCCGCTATGATTGGCGGCGAACTGGATGATTCCATGGGCAAATACATGAAAGCCCTGAATAAAATCCGTAAATAATTGAAAGGAGATTAAAACATGGCTAATTTTCAGAATAAAGTTAATCTCGTGCCTGCTGTCGGTCTGCCGGGTGCATATGCCGCAGTAAATCCGATTGTAAGCACTGCAAAAGGTTATATCGCTAAAGTAAACGTTCCCGTTGGTGGTTTCTGCTGGGAAGATACTACCGATGCAGGACAGGTAAATCCGAGTGGTACTGGCGCACCGCTGGGTTTCGTTGTTCGTGAAGTTGCTTACGTACTCAATACTGATGCCGATGCTATCAATTACGTTCCTGCTGGTGGTAACGTAAGCGTACAGAAGAAAGGCGATTTCTTCGTACAGGCGGCAGTTGCCGTTACCAAAGGTCAGAAAGTATTTGCGGATACCACTACTGGTGCGGTAAAAGCTGGTGCGGCTGGCGGTACTGTTAGCGGTGCAGTTGAAACCGATTTCTATTTCGTTACTACCGCTGAAGCTAACGAAATTTCCGTAATTTCCAACTGGTAAGAAAGGAGAACAGACGAATGGCTATTTCTAAATATGAACTCCGTAAAGCCATGAAAGATGCAGGCATTGTCTTTGATGGTGCAAGAGATTTTATTACCGAGGGCATGACCGCTGATGCGGCTATTACTTCCCCGAACGTAGGTGTTCCCGCTGTGTTCACCGCTTATGTTGACCCGTCCGTGGTTGATATTCTGACCGCACCGAGAAACGCTCGTCTGCTGTTTGGTGAAACTCGCAAGGGTGATTGGACTACTTCTTCCGCTATTTTCAAGGCGGCTGAAATTGTAGGTGGTACCGCTCCGTATACCGATTATGGTAACGAACCTACCGCTGATGTTAACGTGGTATATCCTGAACGTGATAACTACGTTTATCAGACCACTATTCGCTACGGCGAACGTGAAGCGGCTGTTGCAAGTCGCGCCACTATTGACCTGATTTCCGAAAAACAGCGCTCTGCCGCTGAAGTGCTGGATATTGACGCAAATAAATTCTATCTGCGTGGCGTAGCTGGTAAACGTATTTACGGTTTGCTGAATGACCCGAACCTGAACGCTGATATTTCCCCGACTACTGTTGGCACTGCAACTCAGTGGGCAGACAAGACTACCATTCAGATTTATGATGATATTATCAAACTGTTTGGCGAACTGGCTACCAATAGTGCAGGACGTATCACCATCGACAGTGACCTTGTGCTTGCCGCTCCGCCTGCTGTTATGGTAATGCTGGGCAAATCCACAGAATACGGCAAATCCGTTATTGATATTCTGAAAAACTACTTCACGAATATTAGTTTCGTTACCCTGCCGGAACTGGCTAATGCAAGCGGTAATTCCGTATTGCTGGCGGCACGTACCGTTGATGGCGCACCCGTTGCTGAACTGGGCTATTCTGAAAAGATGCGTTCCCATCAGTTGATTCCTGAACTGTCCAGTTACAAGCAGAAATTCTCCGCTGGCACTTATGGTGCTATTGTACTGCGTCCGTTCGCTATTCAGATTATGGCAGGCGTATAAGCGAGTTTTAAACAATCCCCTTGCTGATTCAGTGAGGGGATTTTCTTTTAAGGAGGTATATCAAAAATGGCAGTAAAACGTACACGCAAGAGAAAAGAAGAAGTTAACGAAGAAGTGCTGAATACGGGCGATGTAATCAATACCGAAGAAGCGGTTGAGCCTGTAAAAAACGATACTGTAACAGTATGTGCCAATATCCCGAGAGATTGCATTTTTGAAGTGCTGAATAACAAGGGAAAAATTGAAAAAATCAGAATCCACGGCAATTCAAACAATCTGCGTGGAAAAGAAGCTGGCGTTTTGCCCGTTGGTGCATATGGTATTACGGCAAATGTTCCTGTTGAAGCGTGGGAGCAAATCAAGCGGAATTTTGCGGATGACCCGAGATTTACCAAAGGCTTGATTTTTGCTACCACCGCAGGCAAGGCAAGAAAAGAAGCTATCGAGCGTAAGGATTTACGCAATGGTTTTGAGCCTATTGACCCGAAAAAAGCAAAGACGGAGAAATTCGAGGAAAAGTAAATGGATAATGTGGTTGTTTTTGATGCAGATGAATTTCTGTCATTATATCCACAATTTCAAAACGTGTTTACGCCCGAGCAGTTGGGAATCTTTTTCAATGCGGCATGTTTGCTGTTAGATAATACCGAGAATAGCAAGGTACAGGATTTAACGGAGCGGAAAACCTTGTTATACATGCTTGTGTGCCATATTGCTACGTTACAGCAGAGAGGTACAGGCATGGTTGGTTTGCTGACATCTGCCACAGAGGGTAAAGTTTCCGTCGGCTTACAGGCGTATACAAGTAATCCAAACTGGTATAGTCAGACCCAATGTGGCAGTATGTTTTGGCTTGCCACGGCAAAATACAGAGTAGGGATGCGGTATATTGGCTATTGCAAATGTTAGTGTGAAATCAAGCGGTTTATTGCAGAAATATCTGCATAAAGTGCAAAATTTAAAAACAGTTGCAGAGGTTGGATTTTTTGAGGAAGCAACATACGCTGATGGAACGCCTGTTGCGTATGTTGCCTATCTGAATGAGTTCGGCAACCATAATCCGCCCCGACCCTTTATGAAGCGAACGTTCGATAAAAGCCATCCTGCGTGGGTAAAGCTGATAGGACGAGTTCTGTCGGTAAGAGGGTTATCGCAGGCAAGCATGAAAGAAGCGTTCGGACAGGCAGGAATTACGGCAGCAGGGGATATAAAGAAAACCATTATGAAGTGGAATCCTAACGACCCGAGACCGAACAAGCCTGCTACAATCAAGGCAAAAATGAGAAAATCTGCTGATGTTAAAGGCAAAAATCAAGCGAAGAATGACCCGTACAGGGTATTGCATGATACTGGCGTAATGGTGAACAGTGTTGTTTGCAAGGTGGATGGGAACGAGGTGAAGTGATGGCAATAGGAGTAAATCTGCATAGTGTGGTTCGTGGTGCTATCACTTCGATTCATCCCGATGAAACAGTAACGCTATATCAGAGTGCAGGACAAAAGAATGTAAAAGGAAAAATCAAAGCGGTATACGCAGAGCCGCAGACGATTAAAGCTAACTTTCAACCGCTTGATTCTGATGCTTTAAAACACGCAGAGGTGATAGGGAATACTCCTATCAGTGAACAGGTTTTTTTGTACTCTGATGCTCCTATGCCGATTACCGGACAGCAGAGACTACCGATAACAAGAACAGGAGATATTATCAAGCGTTCTGATGGGACGTATTGGTTGGTCACTATTGTTTTGGAAGATTGGACATGGGACGGATGGTGCAATGTGGGCGTTCATATACAGACTACACCGCCGGATTTTTCCGCAAGTGATTGGTATGAGGGATAACGATGGATTTGTTAGAAGCTGTGAATGATTACATACTGCAATACACAGATGTGGTGCAGGATAACCTTTACAGAGGGTATCAAAACCGAGCCACCTTGCCGCAGACGGACGATTACACGATGTATTACATGGATTCTTTTGAACGTGTAGGTACGAATGTGGATACGTTTACGGAAAAGCAGGAAGTCAGCATTAATACCCTGCACGAAAAGGTTGTTAATATTGATTTTTGCAGTAGTGAGCAGGAAGTTGCTGAAACTCATGCCAAGAATCTTGCGGTATTAGGGCGGTCTTATTTATCGTGTAAATTTTTCAAGAAATTAGGATTTAACTTTAATTTTGCGGATGATATGCAATATTTACCATTCGTTGATGAAAACGAACAGTGGGTGCATAGATACCGCATAGCATTACATCTTACGGAATGGGACAACTTGACATTGCCACAGCCGAATACGGAAATCGTGGAAATGAAAGTGGTCAATGTTGATGTTGCCTATCCTCCGCAATAAAGAAAGGAGAATAACGGAATGGCTATTCCTGCAAGACAAATTGTGGATGTTACGCCACGGGTAATTAACGCTGGCGTACCCGACCTTGCAATGAGCGGTCTGTTACTGACCAAGAACGCTTTGTGCATCTATCCCGATATGAGCTTTTCTTCCGCTACTGCGGTAGGTGCTTATTTTGGATATGATTCTGACGAATACAAGGCGGCACTTAAATATTTCATGGGTTATGATAATGCTTTTAAACGCCCCGATACGCTTAAATTTGCAAGGCGTATTGATGTAGATGTAGCTGGTGAATTAATCGGCGGTTCTGCGGCTAAATTGAGCGATTTAAAGGCTATTACCGCAGGCAGTTTCAGTATTGACGTTGACGGAACTACTGTTAACGTAACGGGATTGGATTTATCTTCCGCAACCACACAAAGTGATGTTGCGACCGCTTTACAGGCAAAAATTACAGGTACTACTGTAACGTATAACAGCAATCTGAATGCGTTTATTGTGGTATCTGCTACAACTGGAGAAAATTCCAGTGTAAGCGTAGCGACTGGAACGAGTGCTGATGCGTTAGGGCTTTCCTCTGCTACTGGTGCGGTGGCACAGGCAGGCATGGCGGCAATGAGCGAAGACGCCAACATGACGGCTATTGCAAGGGCAGATGGTAATTGGGTATCCTTTACCACATTGTACAGTGCCGATGATGATGAAATCATCGCACTGGCAGAATGGACGAATAATCAGAAAGTTGAATATGCGTACTTCCCTTATACGGATTCACAGGGAAATACTGTACCGAGCAATCAGAACAACTTGCCGAACGTGCTGAAAAATGCCGATTATGAGGGAACTGTCCTGCTGTTTGGTATTGTTGACCATGCTGTGGCGGCTATGAGCATTTGGGCATCGGTAGATTGGAACAGATATAACGGCTTGCCGACCATGGCTTTCCGTAGCCAAAACGGGTTAGCGGCTTCTGTGACCGATGAAACCATTGCAGAAAATCTGTTATCCATGAATGTCAACTATTATGGCAGATATGCAAGCCGTGTGGAAGATTTTACGTTCTTCTATAACGGCAAACTGACAGGCGGTGATTTCGGGTTTATCGATGCGTATATCGGTAATATTTGGTTGCGGAATGCCTTACAGAACGCTATTTTAAACGGCTTACAGCAGGTGGCACGGACTCCGTATACTGATGCAGGATACAATCAGATTCGGGCGTGGTGTTTAGACCCGATTAATCGTGGTTTGAATAATGGCGTGATTCAGGCTGGGTTGAATCTGTCCGAAGCACAGAAAGCGCAGTTATATAACGAGATTGGGCAGGATGTTTCCGAACAGATTTATACCGATGGATATTTCCTGCTAGTCGAAGACCCCGGCGCACAGGCAAGGGTAGAACGTGAAACCCCTGTTTGCGGATTATGGTACACATATGGCGGTGCAGTACAGAAGATTGAACTGCCTGCAACGGTGATTCTGTAAAGGTAGGTGAGAACGAATGAATGATATTACTTCCGCCAATCTTGCGGCATATATGACGGTTAGGGAATTATTCCCCGCTGGTTTTGAACTCCAGCAGTTCAGCGTAAGCAATGCCATTGCACAGGGCGATGATACCTACGCAGAAACGAGGATGAGTGTTGATGGGCAGATGGTAGCAGGCTATACTCCGTCCATTAAAACGCTGACTATCGTATTAGAGCCGTCCTCTCCGTCTATCAAGTATTTTGATACTCTAATTAAAGCGGAAGCGGCTAATAAGCGTAAATACTGGGTGGATTTATCTGTTACCTATCCAAGCACTGGAATGATTCGTCAGTATACGAAAGGCGTATTGAAAACGGGTAAACTGACCCCCGATGCACAGGCAACTTTACAGCCGATTACCTACACGTTCGATTTTGAAAGTGTAAAATAGGCTTGATTTCAGCGTAAAATTAGTTATAGAGCGTTTTTGCCGCTTGCGTGATAAATTACTCATGCAGGCGGTTTAAAACGTTTTAAAAACGATTTTGCGCAGTTTTAACAGGAGTGTATAAAATGAGAAAAACAGAAATCGTGAAAGTAATTGATGATGGGCAGGAGCGTACCTTTCGAATTACACAGATGCCAGCAACAAAAGCAGAGCGTTGGGTAAACCGCATGGCGTTTTTGTTGGTAGGTGCAGGAAAAGAACTAAAAACGGATGATATTGATATTGAAAAAGCAATCAGAGCCATTGCGACCATTGATTATGAAAAGGCAGAGCCGTTGTATAACGAACTGATTGAATGTTGCACGTTTTTGCCTGATGGGAACGTAAATGGCGGTGGGATTGCCTGTTCGCAGGAAACGATTGATGCACAGATAGTTGACCCGATGAATCTGTACCGATTACGCATGGCGGCGGCAAAGTTGAATTTCAGTTTTTTTACCAACGTCCTGCAATTCCAAGACCACAAGAACGATACCATTACGTTCAAGAAAAATACCCACAAGTAATGCCTTTGACAGCATTGGCTGTAGTGAAACGATATGCTACGTTGTATGAATTGCAGACGATTTACAGTTATGAGGATTTAATGGATTTTTACGAAATTATCAGTGTAAATTCCATAAACGAAGACAGGATGTTCGAGGAGATAAAGCAGGATGGCAGACGGCGGAATCATTGAAAAACTATTAATACAAATAGGTGTTGACAGCAAGGGCGTCGAACAGGGTGCTACGCAGGCTGTACAAAAAACCGCTACGGCATTAAAAAGTGCAGTGGGAATGTTCGTCATGCCTGTTTTTACTGCTTTATTGAGCGGTCAATTCATCAAGCAGACCTACGATGAGGTAATTAACCTTGACCACCTGTCAACGAGTTTAGGCGTGAATGTAGAGCGTTTGCAGATGTGGCAAGGGGCGGCAAAAGATGCTGGTTCAAGTGCTGAAGCTGTCGGTGCGTTATGGCAGAGGATGAATGCACAGATTACGGATGCCGCTATCAATGGGACAGGAACGCTGAAAGAATTTGCCGATAAAGGCGTATTGCCTGCGTTAACAACGATAGATGGAAAAATCAAGGATACAGACACCTATTTACTGGAGATGGCGGATGCATTCAAGAATATGGATGCACAAACGGCAAGCGGTATCGGCAGAAGATTGGGCATCCGAGATTTTAACCTGATGAATTTTTTTCAGCAGGGAAGCGGTGCTATCAACCAACAGTTAAAGCATATCAAGGATTTAGGTGTTTATACGCAACGGGATGTAGAGATTGCGAGGGAATTTGACGTTGCATTAAATGACGTATCACGGGTCATGAAAATGAGCGTTGTTCCCATATTTCGGTTGGTAACGCCTATTATATCTAAATTAGGCATGGGGCTTGTGTATCTACGGCAACATGCGAGGGCGTTCATTCCTGCGGCTGTTGGGTTAGCGGCTATCATTACCACAGCTATGATTCCGTCCATCAAGGAATTGGGCAAACAGCTTTGGAAACTTTTCACGAATCCTGCGTTTTTAAAGGCGGCACTCATTATCGGTGTTCTCGTAGCTATCGGTCTTGCCATAGAAGATATTATGGTATGGATGGAAGGCGGCGATTCTGTAATTGGCGAGTATTTGGGGTCGTGGGAAGAATTTAAACCAAAGATTCAGCCTGCTATTGATGTTTTCAATTCACTTGTGACCCAATGCAAAGAAGTATGGCGGGCTATGGGCGAGTTGATAGAAATCATCAGAGATTTGCCCGAAAATGCAAGCACAGCATTCGGGCAGACAAAAGATGCTATCTATAACCAATTCGTAGAGCCTGTACTAAAGTGGTTTGATGATTTGATGAATAAAATCAGAGACTTCTTCAGTTTTGTGGGAACGATTGGCAGTACTATTGCAGGCATCGGTTCAAGTGTGGGCGGATTGCTTGCGAGAGGAAATGCCGGGAATATTGATAACTCCAACCGCAATACAAGTGTGGTACAGAATAATACATTCAACGGAGTTACGGGTGCTACGGATGCGGCAAACAGGCTGATGGGGAATAATCCCGTTCCTGCGGCTGATGGCTCATATTGAGGTGAATAAATGGCTAATTTACTACAGTGGGGAATAGGTGTTTATTCGCTATTATCCAATAATAAAAAAGCAACGGAAATATGGGATTTTCGAGACAAGCAAGGCACTTCTGTTTTTGGGAATGTCAAAGTCATGGATATTGGCGTAGAAGAAAACGGAAGTGCGGTTTCACAGCCTGTCGAAGAAAATTCCTTTTTTTCGTATAACAAAACTACCGAACCGCAACAAATCCAGTGTACGCTATGTTTTGAGGGAACTGCACAATATTTGCAAAGCAGTTTGAATATTGTGAAGCGATACAAAACAGGCATGGATATTCTTTCCATCGTTACTCCGTATGCTGAATATGAAAAAATGACATTGGAAAGTTATTCGTACACAAGGGACGTTACCAATGGCACAGGGTTATTGTATGTGCAATGCGTATTCCGTGAGATTAGGGAAGTTAAGGCGGCATATAGCCAAACAGATGTTTCAGAACTACCGCCCCCGATTTCTGATGGAGAAGCGGCAAGTCCAAGTGATGCAAGCACCCAAGATACAGGAATGACAAGCACTAACAGCGGAAGTAGTCAGCAACAGGAAAGTGCGAAGCGTTCCCGTTCTATTGCGAAAGACATAAAAGATTGGTGGAATAACAAATGATTTCATTTATTCCTGTACAGGCAATACCAAACCAACGATTCCAAGTCGTATTAAATGACCAAAACTGTACAATACACCTGTTCCAGCGTGGCGAGTATATATATATGGATTTAACGTGCAACGGGGTTGAGATTAGGACAGGGGCAATCTGCTTGCCTAATATCAGTTTGGTGCAATATCCGACACCCGATTTTGATGGCATGTTATTCTTTACGGATACTACAAACCACGATGAACCGCCTGTTTATAGCGGTTTGGGCACACGTTGGTTATTATGTTTTGATGATGGAGCGGACGATGAATAGTTTTACCGAAAAAACTATAAAAATCACTGTATTTCTGCGTGATGGTGAGTTCGGGCAAGGGAATAATACCGTTGTATATGAGGGGCTGCCTACGCAGGTAAACGTATCTAAAACAGGCGAAAAAGATGGTTGCAAGGCAGATGTAGTTATCAGTAACATTAAACTGGATACCGCCCGTCAAATGACCATGTTAGCGTTTCGAAAACTGCAAACGTATAACAATATCATCGTGATAGAAGCAGGCACAAAAGGGCAACAGTTAAATAACGTATTTCAAGGAGAAATTATTACGGCTGTTCCTGTTATCGGAGATGCCAATTTAGATTTCAAAATTGAAGCACGTTGTGGATATTATCCTAATTTGATACCTACACCGCCTGTCAGTGTACAGGGCGAAACTACAGTTGAAAAATTAATGACACAGTTTGCCAAAGAAGCAAATTACGATTTCGAAAATCGTGGCGTTACTATGTCCGTGGTGAATAGTGTTTTCGCTGGTTCTCCTGTCCAAAAAGCACAGCAGTTGGCAACACAGGTAGGGATTGATTTGATTATTGATAATAGAAAATTTATTATTCAACCATACGAAACCGAGCCGAAAGGAACGATTCCTTTAATCAGCAAGGAAAGCGGTTTAATCGGGTATCCGTCCTACACCAATGATGGGGTAGAATGTTCTGCGTTATATAACCCAGACTTCGAGTTGGGCGGATATTTTGAATTAAAAACCATTCTTCCCCATGCTTCGGGAATATGGAAGATATCAAAACTGGAGCATAAGTTATCTGCTTACATTCCTAATGGTACGGAATGGGAAACACATCTTTCAGGTGTATGGGTACAGGAAAGCAAGAAAAATGCAGAATGATACCGCAGTAAAAGGGCAACAGAATATTTATACTAACAAAGGCTATAATAATCAGCTTGATTTCGTGGTCAAGCAGGCTTTAAGCGGCGTTAATACTTGTTTGCCGTGTAAGGTGGTAGCCGTATATCCGTCTAATGATTCTACGGGATATGTGGACGTTTTACCGCTTGTAACGTATGTTGATGGCATGGGGAAAGCGGTACAGCCTGTTACGCATTATCATCTGCCATATTCGAGGGTACAAGGTGGTATAGCGGCATTGATTATCGACCCTGTTGTAGGGGATAAAGGGTTAGCGGTATTCGCTTCAAGAGATACTTCCACAGTGACCGCTGACACTACTGAACCGCAACAGCCTGCCAGTTTTAGGAGATTTTCCGAAAGCGATGGATATTACATTGGCGGTGTGCTGAATCAAGCACCGCAGGTATTTGTTGAATTAACGCAGGACAGAAAGTGCAATATCACTGCGAATGGTGGGGTCAATATCGTGGGAGATGTCACAGTACAAGGCACTATTACTGCAAGCGGTGATATTGTCGGTAATGGTCATAGTTTGACGAATCATTATCATCACGGGGTACATGGTGATACAAGCACGGCAATCAACTGACGTGATAGTTTATATGCGTTTTCAATAAAAACGTCTGTAAAACGATTTTACGCTGAAATAGAGGTATGTTTGAATGGCTTATACGTTGCTGTTAAACGATAAATGGGATATACACGTTGATGATGCAGGAAACATTGCTACTGCGGTTGACGATTATGCGATTGCACAAAATGTAGCCAATGCGGTACGGCTGTTTGAAAACGATGCGTATTTTGAACGGGCAAGAGGTGTTCCGTATTTGACGGAGGTTTTCGGCAAAAAAGTGATTGCCAGCCAATCCGTTGTCATCAACCGATGGAGAAAAGCGGCAATGAGCGTTGAGGGTGTGACGGCTTGTGAACCGCAGCCCACCTACGATAAAGACGGACGAATTATAGGCGGTGTAATTACGGCAACAACGATAAATGGTACGAACGTACAGATAGAGGTGTAGAGATGATAACGTTTGACCCGACAACAGGTTTGGTTGCGGAAGATACCGCAGTAATAAGACAACGAGTGGCTCAACAGTGGAAAAATGCCTTTAATGTTTCCGCAGAAACTCCCGAACTGAATACAGAAGCAGAAACACCTGCGGGACAATTAATTGATGGGCAAACCGCTTTAATCGCTGAAAAAGATGCAGAGATTTTGCGGATGGGTAATAATTTTAATCCGCAGACCGCAACAGGGGTAGCGCAGGATGCACTGGCGAAGATTTACTTTTTGGAACGTCAGGTGGCAGAGCCTACGTTGGTTACCTGTCAATGTAAAGGCTTACAGGGAACAATTATTCCGTATGGTGCTGTTGTACAGGATGTAAACGGCAATACGTTTTATAATATCGTGCCAAGCACGATTCCTGCAAGCGGTGAAGTTTCCACAGTTTTTCGGTGTTCTGTATATGGACCGATAGAAGTTGGAGCGGAAGCAGTAAACAAGATTATAACAGTAATTCCCGGCTGGGACAGTGTATCTAACATGGCGGCTGGTGTTACTGGTAGGGATAGAGAAACGCAGAGCGAGTTTGAGAACAGGCGAGCCGCAAGTGTAGCAAAAAATTCACATGGACTTGCTGAAAGTGTGGGCGGTACGGTAGGCAATTTGCGTGGGGTTGTAGCGTATGGTATTGAGCAAAACAGGAGCGATTATTCCGTTATTAAAAGTGGAGTAACGATACCGCCGCATAGTATTTATTTATCGGTATATGGTGGCGAGCAGGCGGATATAGGGCTTGCAATACATAATAAACTGGATGCAGGGTGCGGAACAACAGGAAATACTTCCGTTATTGTAACGGACGAAACTAATGGAGTGGAAAACGAATACTTTTATGAAATCCCACAAACTGTCAATACCAAAATAAGGGTTACGATAGAACGTACAAATGAAACACCGAGCAATATTGCAGAATTGATACGTTCAGCTATCATTAATAACTTTAATGGGTTATCTGAATACGAACGGGTAAAAATGGGCGATACTGTATATGTATCGAGGTTCTATGCTGACGTTATCAACGTAGGTGCAATTAATTTAAAAAGTATTGAAATTGCATATCCAAGCACAGCAAGTTATGGAGATGTAGCAGAAATTCCGTTAAATAAAATGCCTGTTATTAGTGCGAATTTGATTGTTGTAACGGAGGTATAGCATGAATTTTCATACGGATACCGATGTTAGGGAATGCGATGATGTCAGAGAAGAATTACAGCCGTATCTGTTAACGCAGTATGCCGATTCGGTAACGATTACGCAGTTATTGGCAGATTTCCGCGACAATATCGATGCACAAAACGATACGGATTTAATCGAAAAACAATTCATGGATATTGATACCGCACAGGGCGTTGGGTTGGATATTTTGGGGCGAATTATCGGCATTCCAAGAATTGTGCAGTATGCAAGCCAAGCTATCACGTTGAACGATGAGACATACCGAAGATTGCTTAAATATAAGGCATACGCAAATATTTCTGACGCTTCATTGGCTACGTTAAATAAGATGCTATATACCTTATTTGACGGAGATTTATTTACGGCAGAGAATATTATAGTTAAAGCACAAAACGGGGGTGAATATTATAATTCATTCCCGATGCACGTTCGATTTACGGCAAAAAGAGAATTAACCGATGAGGAAAAAATTCTGTTCAATGTAGGGGCGATTTTAAACCTATCCGCAGGCGTTGGATGGAGTTTGATAGTCATTCAAGACAATATCTTCGGCTTTAAAAATAGCGAATTACAGCCGTTTAATTGCGGTACATTTACAAGCAATAGCAATGTTGTAGAGGGAGGGGCATAAATGATACCAGTACAACCCAATTTTATTGGACAGCCTTTTGCAAGAGGCGGTGATAAAAACGCAATTCCTAATAGTGGCGGGGAAGTTTTAGGTTCTGCAAGTTGGCAGGCTGGTTTCCCGAGAATCACAGAAACACCGCTTAATATGGGTGGTGTACCGCCACAAAGAAAAGATTTTAACGGGATTTTAAACGCTATTTCATCGTTCTGCCATTTCGCACAAAGCGGCGGTGTATTTGCATATTCTGAAGAATTAACGTACATTGTCGGGTGCGTTGTAAATTATAATAATGTGCTATATCGTTGCATTAGACAAAATGGTGCAGATTCGAATAACGGAGTACAAGCACCAACACAGACTACCTACTGGACGCCATTGATTGACTTTTTGCTTGATGGGTTAGCGGTAGGAACACCCATCGGCACTATCATCATGTGGGCATCAAGTACAAATCCGCAGGATGGCGGCGTATGGCTTGATTGTAACGGGCAGAGTTGTACCGCATACCCCAAACTGGTTAGCGTATTAGGGGCTAATACTGTGCCGAATTTACAAGGTTTATTCCCCCGTTGTGTAGGTTCGCAGGCATTGAACGTTACTATTAACGGAAAAACTACGTCGCAGACGTTTACGGGTGGTACAGTAGGCTCAAAACAATCGGATGCTATTAGAAATATAACAGGCTGGTTTCCTTTGGATGACCATAAAGCTGGCGATATTGATACTGAAACAACATCAGATAAAGGGTCGGGAGCATTTTATAATAGCGAAATTAATGTGCCTAATTCTGATAATGAAGATAGCGGAAATGCGTCAAGACGATGTGATTTTAATTCTTCGAGGGTTGTTCCCGTTGCCACGGAAAATCGTCCTGCTAACGTAGCGTTGCGGTTCTTAATTAAAGCACAGTAAGAGGTGTAAAATGGCAGAATATGTAGATTTTCACTATACCCCGTTAGAGGGCAGAATAACAGGTAAGCAAGTATTAAAACAAACAGAAGATGCTATTAATGACTTGGGAAACAGAGTATATAATGCCGAAGTAACATCCGAAGATGTGCAGGAAGCGTTAGATAATAGCCAACAGGCGATTGATATTGCCAATGATGCACTCGCCGCAGTAACTACTGACAAAGCGGTATGGTTTAATAACGTAGCCGATATGAAAGCCGCTAATTTGGTTAATGGCAATGTTGCGGCAACAAAAGGGTATACGTTATATAACGATGGAAATGGTGCGTTTTATGCTATCCGCCAAAAAAAAGGCGGGGATGTAGATGATGGTGTAAATATCATCTTTTTAGATAATGTGAGCGTTGCAGAACGCATTAATGAGTTTAACCTAATTGCCAAAAAAAATATTATTTATGTTGTAAATGTTGCAGAATTAAAAGCATCCGATGGGAAAATAGGCTCTGTATATGGCACGTTAGGCTATTATACGGCTAATGATGGCGGAGCAGGAATATACACTATCCGAGCAATGACGGCTTCTGATGTGGAAGATAATATCAGCACCATTTTCCTTGATAATGGGAATGTAGCGGAATTGATTGAGAGTGCCGAAATATACAATGAGGAGTCTATCAAATGGGCATTAAACAATAATCCGAAAAAGCAGTTTCATGGTTGCGTTATCACGATTAATAATCCAATAGATATATCAGCATATAAAAACTATAGTCCCCAAATAACTTTTACGGATTGTACCTTTGTACTTAACTCCAATATGCTGACATGGGCGATAAACTATACAAGTATACCGAGGTTTGTAAATTGCGTTTTTCATGGCAATGGCAATGCAATTGTTGACGATAATTTATACACTTCTACATCGTTTTTCCTAAATTGTCTTTTTGACAATGTAGCATTTTCCAAACATGGCATATTTTGTCAAAGTGCGAGATTTATCGGTTGCCGTTTTTTTGGTGAAACGGATTTTATTACAACGAATGCTGTCTATGACGCTACATTTGCGGAATGTCAAGGCGAATCGGAATTCACTGGCAAGTTGGTTGTGACTGAACCGGGTGGCACATATGGTGGTGTAACTTTATTGAGACTGGTTGATTGCATTTTTGAGGGTCGTGGAGATTTTTCGTCCAAAGAATTACTTACACTGCGACAAGGTACGGTTGTTGTCGAAAACTGCTATTTTGAGTTGCTTAATGGTGGGCTTATGACAATGACTCTATCGTCTGATGCTAACAAACGAGCAATGCTTTTGGAAATTAAAAACTGTAAATTGTCATGGACATGTGAGAACAGGGCATTTGTGGAGTTGAACAATGCAGATATTGCTGCTAACTATTCAAGTGCAAGCCGTTGTCAGATTGAGATAGCTCGTTGCAGTTTTGATACGAGTGGCACAAATCAAAATATATTATCAAGATATGATTTACCCAACACTTTAATACATGGCTCGATGTTTTTCAGCGGAAAATTCCGTTTCGGTTTTGAAGATACAATTAAGCGGGTGAGTGTTAGTAATGTTGCTACATGGGAAACAGGTCAAATCAGACTTAAACCACTAACAGGTGGTGCATATCTAATTGTATGGAATTACAGTGGTCAAGCATGGAGACTAAACATGGCAATATGTGGTGTGGCACATAATGTACCATATGCGTTGTCTGTAATTGATGGGACAGTGTACACTGTTACTGTTGACAGCGATACGGGTGAGTGGATAGTTGCTGGCATTAATGCCTCATCAGCAACAACACGATTGGTAATGCCTATTGGACAAGTTATGTTAAATACCTGTAAATACTATATGAATGAAAAAAATTGATTAATAAGGAGAACTATAATACAAGGCACTTGCTTCGGTGAGTGCCTTTTTTACGAGGAAAATTAATGAAAGACATTCTAAAAGAAGTTTTTTCAAAAATTGAAGTTACAAATACTTTAAAATCTGTCACTGATAAAGGCGTTGAAAAGTTGGCGGCTTCTGCTGTGGGTGCGACATTGTTGGACATTGGCACTATTTTCCTGTTGCTGATGTTATTGGAAATTATCGATATTTTTACCGCCTGTGTCTATCAAGCCAGCCTATTATACAAAGCAACCTACGATAAGCAGATAGTGGAGAAGCATGGTAGTTTGCTTACCTATATTCGTTACATATGGCAGGCACACCATTGGCGGTATGTTGACAGCTACGCATTGAGAGATGGATTTTGCAGTAAAACAATTATCTATTCACTATTGCTCATTACAGGGTTCTTAATCGATTTGGTTTTAAAAATTAGCCACTCGCCGATTCAGCCTGCATTGGTCGTGGTTTGTTGCGTCCTGTCAATTACAGAGGGCATTTCGATATGCGAAAATCTTGATTCAAGTGGAATTAAGATAGCAGGTGAAATCAGAGCATTACTACAAAAACGAAAAGAGGGGATAAAGTGAATCCACCTATTATTACAGATTACGGGCTTGAGTTTACGACATTGTACGCAAGGGATACTACCGATTTAATCATTATCCACCATACAGGGAATCCTAAAGATGACGATTTGTCCGCTGAACAAATCCATTATAGCCATCTATCGCAAGGGTGGTCGGGTATTGGCTATCATTACGTTATTCGTAAAGACGGCAGCGTAGAAATGGGGCGTCCTGAATGGGCGTATGGTGCTCATGCAGAGGGCGAGAACTGGAACTCAATCGGTATCCATGTTTGCGGTAATTTTGAAGTCGCTAAACCTACGCAGTATCAGATAGAATCACTGGCATATCTCATTGCATGGATAGCGGATAAATACGACATCCCCATTAATGATAGGCACGTTTTAGGGCATTGCGATGTAAATGCTACCGCCTGCCCCGGCAAGAATCTATATGAATTAATGGATACTATCAGAGGTAAGGCGATATGGTATCAGCAGAATTAT